CTTCCCGCTGTGAACGTCAAAGCCATATTTTTAACTTCAATAAAGCTCCTTGATAATCTGAATGTATCAAACAGAGATGACAGATCATTCCGCGTAATCAAATCCGTCGCCGCAGGACTGCCAGTAGCTGCCGATGTCGGTCTACTTGTCCCCGTAAATTGCGCCGTCCCCGCAATACTAGGCGATGTCAGCGTAGGCGAATTAGCCAGCACCAAGCCCCCACTCCCCGTCTCATCCGTCACCGCCGCTGCTAGGTTGGCGGAGGTGGGAGTGGCGAGGAAGGTGGCGATGCCTGAGCCGAGGCCAGATACGCCTGTTGAGATTGGGAGTCCTGTTGCGTTGGTGAGGGTGATACTGCTGGGAGTCCCTGCTGCGCCACCGTTGGTAATAAATGATCCTGCGCTACCGACGTTCACAGCTAAAGCACCTGTAACCCCAGTCCCAAATGCTGCTCCACTTAGGCTAGGAATAACGACAGGCTTAGTGAACGCAATGCTCGCCCCAGCATTCAAATTATTGAGTGCGGCGTTAGCTGCTAGTGAGTTGTTTGTTACTCGTGTGACTGGCATGATGGTAGGAAATTAGTTGGTTGCTAGGCAAGTCTCGCCGTGCTGTTCGACTGCGACGATTTGACGGGTGGTGGTGGTGGTTAGGTTCATGAGGGTGGTGGTTAATCAAAAATTAAAAGCCTGTCAAAAATCTTCGCGGTAATTTGCTGGGTCGCTGCATTAGTAGAATGATTTACAGCAGCCCATTGAACACCTGCTGTTGAAAAATTGCCAGAAGTTGGCCCTCCTGCTAATGTGATTACTGGAGATTCTGGAACACGCATTGGTGCGGTAGGATTATTTACGAAAATTGCTTGAGCTGAAACAACTCCTGAAGAATTTAATCCGACTATTATGTGAGAAAAAACATCAAAGTTTGATGGTGGTTGTCCAATCGGGACGGGTGCTTGCCTGCCACTAATGCCGTCATTACGGACATAATTAGTTCCGTCATGAGCAAATAGACCAAAAACTATATTTGAGCCATCCCAGAAAATTTCCCATCCGAAACCACGACCATTTAGCGCGTTTGCGTCACCTGCTGGAACGCTAGCCCCAGACGCCATTCCTATCGCGCACCTCAATCTTCCGCCAGCATTCAATGATCCAGGATGCGCAAATGCAAGAAAACTAGCAATTCTAATTGGGCATACTGTAGGTAATTGCCCGCTTCCGAATCTATTTATCTGTCGATACCTAACACAGACTGGACGATTGTTTGCAGCAGTTCCAGTAGCAAAATTGTCTCCATCAACTAGGTTCGAAGTTCCTCCGTTTGCTGTATAGGATTGAGCATGGTCGGAACGCTGAATGCGAGCCATGTTGAAAATTGTTTCATTGACTCCATCCGCCCTCGTAATCAAATCCGTCGCCGCAGGACTACCAGTCGCCGCCGATGTCGGTCTACTTGTCCCTGTAAATTGCGCCGTCCCTGCAATACTAGGCGATGTCAGAGTCAAATTCGGAGCTAACTTAGCACTTGTTACGCTGCCGTCCGATGGGATCAACTCGCCAACTTGTATGCTGTTCGATGGGGCAATCACCACTGCTTTTGCTCCACTCGCCAGTGGGTCAGTAAATGTAATGTTCCCGCCGCCGACTGTGTAGTCAACACTGGGTTCTTGTAATGCACCATCAATCGCGACAATCAATGCAGATGGGTTACTCAATGACCCAGCACCAGAAATGGCGAAAACTGTTTGAGTTCCGTTTCCAGTTAATGTTGTCCTTACAGGATTGGAGATGTTTGCTTTGGAGTCTAAGGTTGTTTGCAGGTTGGTGACTCCTGAGATTGGTAGTCCAGAGCAATTTGTAAGTGTTCCGCTGGATGGCGTGCCTAATGCGCCGCCGTTGACAACAAACGCCCCAGATGTGCCGACGTTCACTGCCAGAGCCGTCGTCACTCCTGTGCCTGCGGTTGTCGTGGCGAGGCTTGTGAGTCCTAGGGCGGTGCGGTGGGCGGAGGCTGAGCCTGCTCCGTAGGTGAATGTCGTGCCGCTTTCAAACCAGACGTTGCCTGTCGAATAATAGTTGACGGTTGAAATCAAATTGCCTGCGTAAATTTCGCTACCTGAAATTTCCGTAAACACAGCGCTTCCATCCGTATCCCTTCGCACCAAAGCGCTTCCAATTGCAGCCGATGTCGCCGCCGTCACATCAGCGTTCGGAAACGATGTCCGCGAATCAATCCCACTTCTCGACGTAACCGTCAATGCCCCACTTGCTCCCGTCACGACAGCGAGGTCGGCCGTCGTGCCAATCGCTCCTGTATTCGAGATGTTGCCGTGGGTGTGGCTTGCTGTGGCAAATGCGCTGCTATTTGCGGTTGCGGCTGTTCCAAGCCCCAATGCCGTGCGATGCGCGGAGGCTGAGCCTGTGCCATAGGTGAATGTCGTGCCGTTCAGTGCGAGAGAACCAACAATCTGCGTCGACCCTTCCGATGTCAGCCCTGTTGACGAGTAAAGAATTTCAGATTGAACGGTGCCAGCGGTTACGGTGTCGATTTGAACTTCTCCGCTTGCGCTGCGTTTTACAATCGTGTTCGGAGTCGCGTCGCTTGTCGCATCCGTCACATCAGCTAAACGAGAATCCCCCGTCACCACTAATGCACCATCAGCATCTGGTAGGGTATTTACGCGATTTGCTGTCAGCGTTGCAGGACTACCGAGGGTCTGCGTAAACGAACCACGATGCCAGCCGATGAGTCCGAGCACGCGGCGGATGAATGAGCGGTTGTTGCCGCTATCACCAAACTCCGCATGGTTTGTTCCTCCAGATACCGCAGCAATCGCTGTGCCTTGTTGTGAGTCGGCGTAAACCCCGTAACCAGTGCCTTGCGCAGTTCCTTGTACTCCAGCTACGTCTATGGTTCTCCCAGTGACTCCCGTAGCGTTTACTGCGTTTCCTACAATCGCATCTTCCGTATCATCGTTTGATCCCGCCCTGATGGTTGCGGAAGTTAAAAAAGCAATAGTTGCAGCGTTCTGTGAGTCGCGTTTCACCAGTGTGTTCGCAATCGCAGCCGAAGTCGCCGCCGTAACATCGTCATTGGGGAAACTTGTGCGCGAATCAATCCCAGAGCGTGATCCAGCCACGCTTGAAATCGGGATCGTCCCCGCACTGCCAAATCGCACGAGCTTGTTTGCATCCGCTGTGCCGTTACCGCCCGAGCTTGCCCAGCCGTTCACCTTTACGATAAATGCACCGTTGTTGGCATTGACTCGCTCTACGCGACCTACAGGCTGGCTGCTTGCTGCGGGTGGTGTCGCAGTTAATCCGCCGCCATTGGCAACGTAAAGCTCTGCATTGAGGGAATATGCATTCGTATTGAACTCAGTAATCGTGCCAGTGATCACCATGTGGCCATTGGCGTTTGCTGCTACGGCTGCGTCCATTACGCCCACTGCTGGCATCTTGGCAGGGTTTGCGGCATCTGCTTTGCTAACAATGGGAATCAGTGTTGATCCGCTACCGTGTGATCCGGAGACATAAACTGGATCGCCTTTGGCAAGTGCCTCACCTGCTCGAACGTGTGCGTAAACGCTGCCAGCAATGTTTCCGTGGATGTGGTTCGCTGTGAGCGTGCCGAGGACTTCAAGCGTGTTGAGACTGATGTTGCCCGTGCCATCGCTTGTGGTAGCACTTGTAATTGTGTTTGGTCCTGCTGGCCCTGTTGGACCTGCTGGACCCGATGGACCTGGAACACCAATTTCAAAATTGGCTAATGGTTCTTCTGGTTCAAAAGATATATGGAAATCAGACATCGGGTAATTCAGTTCCAGTTTTGTAAATGGTGATAGTTCCCTTTATGTTTTTAGAAACATCATTTGCAGGATCTCTTGCTAAAAAATCGTAATAATAAGTTCCAGTAGAAATGGCTTCAGTTTGCGTAGGAGTTAAAAGAATTTCAATTTCTCCTTGTTGCGGATTTGTTTTTGTAATCGTGAAATTAACTTTGTAATGCCCTTTGTATAGAGACATGGCAAACGTAAATCCACTTACATTTACTGGAGTCGTATGAGTCGCATCAGTATAAAAGAACACCTTGCGACGATACGTTGTCGCTTGTTCAATATGAATTGAAGCTATTAACGGCCTGCTCATACAATACGTTTAGTTGGCTAAATTCTCGCCCGTAGGCAGAAGCCCCTCCCCAGTGCTTTACCAGAGAGGGGCTGTAGCTTATTAGAGCGTAGAGCAGTCAGTGATCATGCCGAAAGCGTTCGGACATGCTTTGTGACGAATGACAATACCAAACTCAGGATTTTCAGGGCGAGTTCCAGAGGTGAGAACACCACGGAAACGACCAATCGTTCCATCAGGGTTTTTGATTTCGTCAGCGTAGTTCTTCCAAGAGAACTCACCAGCGTGATTAACAAGGTCGAATTTAGCACCAGCAACATTCGTAAGAGGCTTAGGAATCAAGCACACTTCAGTTTTTTGGTGGAAGATAAAGCTATCTTCATACTCAGCCGACAACCAAGCAGGGTTTGGAATGACAACACCACTTTGCGATTTGATGAACTCAGGCACTTTAACCCATGCGCTGTAAACAGCTGCGGTTTGTGCGGTAGGAGCACCACCAGTTACGCTGGAAACAGTGTAGGTAGTTCCGCTGAGAACACGACGAACAATGTATTTATTTGAGCCAATGTAAACCTGCGAACCAACGGTCAGCGTAGAAGCTGCGCTAGTCGTAAGGGTCGTTCCTGCAACTGCACCAGTAGCGGACGTGGCAGCCTGCCAGTTCCAGCGAGGAGTCTTGTCGTCAATCAAGTGAGTAAAGCCAGCGTAGTTCCACTTCACGCCCATAGGAGCAAGAAGCTTCTCGTTTTGAGACGAGTAACGGAAGTCTTCACGAACTTCAGGATTTGCCATGATCAAGTTGCGGCTAGTGCGAGCGCTAGTCACAAGACCATAAACAGGACGGGACTCAGACATGCCCATCGAGCCTTCTTGAGCGCCTTGATGATTCAGGTATTCATAGCAATAATCAAGGAAACCTTGAGTAAGAATGGATACTGCTGGAGTAGCACCTGGACTTGGGAAGTCGAACGAGTCGTATTTGCCACCGTCAAGCGAGAAGGAAGCGTTAGCAAGAGCCTTGTTGTCGGCAACACGAGTGTATTCCGAGCGATAACGCTCAATCCACGTTTCACGTGCTTGGTCAGCAAGAGCCTTAATCGAGGCTTGCATTTGCTGTTCACGAACAAACGTGTAGCGAAGGTTGTTAACACAAATGTTGGGACCCCAAATAGCTTTGGTTTTCAGATTGAACTCACGGCTCAATTGGCTGAATTTAACTTCGTCAGCAGGAGGAACGCAGCTGCCACCATCGGGAGCATCGGGTTCGTCGAACATGTCAGCCCAGTCAACTGGGTCTTCAGTAAGTTCAGCACGGTTGAAAACAAAAGTCTTCAGAGTGTGACCCATGCCTTCTTCCCATTGTTCACGAGAGTGCAGGGTAAGCCAAGGGGTAGTCTTGGCCATCATTTTTTGGTTAATGTTAGGGGTGATTCTGCCCGATTCGCGGAGCAGCCAGTCATTGATTTCGTTAGCCATAATTTTGTAGTATGTTAAATGTTAAGAAGTAAAACTACTGGATGAATCCTGTAGCAGTAATATCTAGAACGGATAACGACCGAGCCAACGGAAAATGCTGCTATTTAGAACCATGCACCTCAAATGGTTCGAGGAACAATTAGCTCAAATAGCAGCATTAGTCAATTATTTTTTTTACTTATTTGAATTTTGTTTTGCGCATGAGCGAAAGGAAGTCTGTATCATCGTTGTTTTCGCTTACAGGAGCTTGCCCTAGCTTTGGCCGACGAAGCAATTCATTAGCTTCTTTTCCGCTATATTCCTTAAGCATTTTCTTGGCATGATTCAATTCTTTGATTACATGCGGAAGCGCAACGCCAGCGAAAGCAGCGTAAGCCTTGTCTTTGCCAGCAGCCTTACTGAAGTCAATAGACAAAGCTCGATTACGCAATTTGTTCCAATCTTCAGTTGGCTCTCCATCCTCATTAACAAAGCCAGGAATAATTTCTTTGTATTTATCCCAAATACTAACTTGGATTTCTTGAACAGCTTTCTTTTCTTCTGCTGCAATGCGATTTTGCTCAGCAATTTGCTCCGCCTCTAATTGGCTTAGTTTGCTGCTTGCGTCAGCCAGCATTTCTTCACGCGCTTTACTAAGATTCTTGAAGTCAAAAATCATGCGATAAACATCTTGTTTTTCAAGCTCATTAAGATCGCTAAGGTGACTATGAATTAATCCGACTTGAGTTTCTTTGTCTTGTTCACGGATAATTGCCTGAATGACATCTGACTCAATTCCGTGCTTTTCAGCAATAGCATCAGCCTCAGTAAGGATTTCCATTACTGGAACAAGAATACGCTCTTTGTATTCTTTGCTTTGTTCAACCTTTACCTTTGCGCTGACCGAAGAAAGCTCTTCAACTTGTTGGCGCAACCCTTCAGCTTCAGCTGCCTTGATTTCAAGGTCTTTTAGTTTCGCCTGAACATCTTCAGGAACAGAAACCTCTTTAGTCTTTTGCTTGAATTGCTTTAGTTCATTGCGTAGCTCCTTAAATTTATCGGATGCTTTTTTATCCATTCCTTGCGAAAGTGTTTCCGTCTCTTTGTCGAAAGACTCCTCGCTAAACTCATCATTATTAGAAGAGTCATCATCATTGAAAAAATCATCAGCTTCATCAAGATTGGTATCATCTGATACTTGATCCGATTCACTAGGCTTGCTTTCATTTGGCTTATCTTCTTTTGGTTCGTTATTAGGTGCAAAACTACTCCCGCCATCATCAACTGGATCAGTTGTGCCATCGCTGTCAATGGGTGGGAACTCGCTGTTCATTGCGGAAAAAATATCATCTCCGCCCAAGTCGTTGTCTTCAGGATTCATACTTTAATTTTTTTGGTGTTATGCTTAATGTTTGTTTGATTTTAGCAACTTCGAGCAATCCGTTTAGACCAGCTAAAAGACCCACGTTGTATGCTTGAGACAAGGCTGCTTTTTCAATGCTATCCATGTCAGATTTTTTGCGAGTTGCCGCAACCTCTTCCAATGCCTTTTGCATTGCAGGGTTGGAGAGCAAGCTACTTAATGTTTGTTGTTCAATTTCAGTCATAAAGATTAGCCCAAGGCTCTAGCTCTTTCAATTCTAGCTTGGGTTTCTGCGTCTTTTGCAGCAATTTGACTCATTGCTTTTTGAGTTTCTAGGACAATCTTCTGTTGTCCAAGCTCTTTCATTTGACGAAGTTTTTCTTGATGAATTTCAGCTTGCATTTGGAGCTTCATTCTAGCCTCCTGCGCTTTTACTGGATCAGTTGTAGGCTCACCTTGTCCTTGTGGCTGACCTTGAGCGGCTTGTTGAGCGGCTTCTTCTTCCGCTTGTTGCTGCTGTTTATTGTAAGCACGAATGCCATTAACAATGATTTCACCAATTTGCTGTGCGCGTTGCACGTAAGAATTGTATTCCTCCTGAATCTCAGGCTGCACAGTTGTGATCTGTAGCGTTTGGATAAGGTGTTCGTGCAATGGAGAACGCGATACAGCGTATTCCATAAGATCAACTTGACCATTCTCGACTCCTTGCAATCCTTCTTCAAGGGCTGCCAAGTGGCGAGGAATATGAACAATGTGCATTTCTCCATCCATTGGCGCAACTTGTTGACCTTGTAGCAATTGAGTATTTTCCAGTTCTGCAATTTTTGCATCCATAGGGAGACGTTGCTCTTCCGTTCTACCAAAGTAGCGAGTAGTTTTATCAGCGCCAATAAGTTCGGATGCAACATCAAAGGTGAAGTTCTTACGGCCGATTTCATCCATGCTCGCATACATTTGTTGCAATTGATCGTAAATCATTACACGGCTAACACGTGAACCAGTGCCAATAATGCGTTGAGCTTTAACCTTCTCGTAATCAATCTGGTCAAAAACAATATCGGGAACTCCACGCAAGCGGCAGCGTTCCTTCATGCTTTCCACCATCTCTCTGCTTTTTTGATCTGGTTGGCGCACAGTGAATGCACGTTTAACTTTTTCGCGCATCAAATGATCGAGTGGGCCATAAAACAAATTGATTGCAAAGCTATTGAGTTTGTTGATCCAGTCCAATTGAGCAGACACTTCCAACTTAGTTCTACGATCTTGTTGGTTAGCTAGAATCATGTTGCCAGCGCTAAGTCCACCAGTAGCGCGATCAAGAAGACCACGGCCGAGATTGATAGCTGGAACCATTGAGTTATTCAGATTGGCTGCTTGCCCTCTTGCTGGAATGCTTAGGCTAGGCGGCAAAGCAATGCCACCACCAAAGTCGATAATCTCCAAGTCCTCCAAGTCTTCTTGTGTGCCAGCTTGGAAAAGCATTGATCCTTCAACACGCGCATTATCCATCATTTTGCATGTCAGCACATTCATTGCATTGCAAATCTGATAAATCAAATAACCCAAGCCGCGAACAGAATGGATGCGAGCATTGTTACCAATGGTAAAAGCAAAAATTTGAAACGCCTCTTGAACACTCTTGTAGTAGCTTACTTCTTTGAAAAGAAACTCCTCTTCAGCTTCAGTAGTTCCAGGCAGGTGTCCATTCTTGGTTGTAATGTAAAAAGAAACACTCTTATCAAATTCTACAACCCATCCATAAACCAATTCAATGACATCAACTTGAGACTCAAGATAAACGTCATTGCTCTTAATGTCCTCTTGAACTTTTTCCCATTCGTTCCAGCGCGTTGCTTTTTGGGATGCAGCATTTACAATTGCCTTAATAACGGCATCCTTATTCCAGCCTTTAAGTGGCGTATCTCCAGAAATCTTTTGATACAAGTCGATAACTGACATTGTTGAGTCACACGTGCAAAGCGTCAAATCGCTTGTGATGATTGTTGTCTTGCGTGGAAACTTGAATCGGTCAAGACCACCAACTTTGAAGTGCATTGTTTGTTTGTCTTCAAAATAACCAATAGCAACCCCGTGAGTTACGTAAAGGTCGCAAAGCTGCAAGAATGTTGGGAACGAGGAATCATGAGCGCGATCCATGGAAGTAAATTCTTCCGCCATGATCTTCTCATAAAGGCTCTTCATCGGCTCTTCAATGTTCTTGAGAGGAATTTCAGCAATCGTTGTCGGAGTGCTGTATATATCAACGTAACCACTAACTGCTTCATTTTTAATTGCGGCTGCTTCGCCTGTGTTAAAGTTAAATCTGTCTCCTTGTCCTTTTTCCGCCAACTCTTTTTCATCAAATGGAGGCGCAAAATCCATATCGGCTTGAACCAAACTACGATTGTAGCTGCCAACTTCATCGTCGGTAATGTTCTTATCATGAATACTACGCAAAGCAGCAGGACGTAACATGCGCTCTTTGGGAGCCTTGCCAGTTTCCTTGTCAATGCCCTTTAGCCCTTCGGCCATAACATCCAATTCCTTAGTGCTTTCTTGTAGTGACATGCCTTCTTTTATTTTAATTTTCTGCCACAGCAAGCTTTAACTTGTTTTTTACGGGCAATTTTTGACCAATTGGTTCGCGTGACTTTACTCACACGTTTAACCTCTTCGGAGTGGAACATACCAATACTGATTGCTTTGTCAACCAATAATAAAAACATGTCTGCAATGTCGCAGGATTCCCCATTATTGCTCTTTTTATGCTCCTCTTTACCCTCCACGCGCAATTTAGCAGTCTCCTTGCTGTAATACTGTCTGGTGCAAAGCTCGGCCATTAGCTCCTTATTTACCCCAGTAATTTGCCCACTACGAATAAATTCCTTTGGCTGAATCCACAACTCGCTATTTTTGTTGTAGTATTCCATTTCTTTCCCACGGAAATACGCCTTTCTTCCAGACGGCTTAGAACTAAAATTCACTTTACTCACCGCAGGACTCCATAAGCTATCCACAATATGACCAAAAGCAATACCGCTACCAGTTCCATCAAGAACTGCTTTGAATGGCGTTACGCCCCAATCGTCAGCTAATTCTTTCCATTGCAAAACCAATTGATGCGACAGCGGATTTTTTTTGTCGGACGTGTCTTCTGTTAATGCCTTGTATTGGCAAATATGCAAATGATCCCTGCCGTCCACCTTTCCAATTTTAGCAACTCCACTGTAAGCTCTATCCCCGCCGCGAGTAAAAGCTGGGTCTAATGCCGTAATCGTTGTTGGCTGTGAATCCCATATTGGCTCCACAGAATCCAATGCGTTGTTAATCCTGAACTCGCTTTCTTGGTAAATTGTATTTCCAGCACCCTCGGGACACCAAAACGCTTTTACGAAACGATAGTAGCCACGGCTCTTAGTTCCACCGCGAGCGTCAGCAATCCTTTCACAATACGCTTTATCTGGTTGCCAGAAATACTTCTCCCCGTCAGGGTCAACAATCCTTGGACTTAGTTCGGCATTAAAACGAATGCACGACCCATATTTTGTATTCCATTCTTCATCCTCCTCAGTGATGGATGCCCAACCAGCGGCTGGCTCACACAATTCAGCAAATGGGTCACTAAACAAATTAGGGTTGCCCAATCCAGCAAAAAATACCCGATCGTTCGATGTTAAGTTGTCCCACGCTGCCTCCAAAATGCCATCACCCAAATTCGGCATCTCGTCAGCAATCACCACAACATTAGGGCTTTTAATACCAATCAAGCCACTACTCGCTTCGCCAGCGTCAGCTTTACCAGCAGCCACCAACTGAATGCCGCTGTTTCGACTAATCTTCCCTGCCTTGTCTACACCCTTAATAACCCCAACAGAGTCATTTAGCTTCCCAGGACATCCCATCCTTTGTGCTTGCCCAAACAATTGCGTTAAGCTCTTCCAAATACGATTCCGTGCATCGTTCTTTGTCGTCGACATCACAAACACAAACGTATCCGCAGGACGACTCCAATAATGCATCAAAGCATACAAAGCGTATCCATCACTCTTGCCGCTAGAACTACACCCAGCCACACCCAAAAATCTCTTTTTCTCCCAATTCCCAATAGCGGATCGTATCATCCGAATAGTCCACCGATTCCATATCACCCTCCTTAAGCTCCCCTGACAGTTAAATGCCAAATCCACAGCAGCCTTAAAATGCCCAAACCTCTCATCAGGACTACACACCCTATGCGCAAAACACCATAACTCAATCGTCAACTGATTTACCCCAGTCGGCCAATTCATTCCATAACTACTCACACCCACACAATAACACCCACACCCACAGAATCAAAAGAAAATTTTTTTAGCCAACTAAAGGGATTTTTTTATGCGGAAATTTTTTTACGAGAATTTTTTCATGAATGTTCCCTTCAGTCTGTGTAGTGAGTTTGGTGCTATTGGGGAGTCAGGTGACACCCGTGGCCCCCTTGAGCTACACACAACAATACAATACTATGACTACGATACTAGAACTACCGACATCCGCTGCAACTGCAATCAATGAACTGCAAGCAAGGAAGGAAAGATTACTAGCCTTGCTTCCTGATGGATCGTTCCCTCATGAGAACAAGCATCCTGCTGATTGCAGGTCAGTGCCTTGCGGTCTTGGCTCTGGCACTGGATTCATTATGAGTGCGGTTCAGGAGATTGACAATACAATCGCAGAGATAGTCAAGCGATGCTTGGTTACTCGAAGCTGGTAAGGCATCGCCCTGAGCAAGGCGTTAAAACTGCTCATCCTCGCAGAGGACATCGCTTCGGCGGTGTAATGCGGCAGTTCTGGTTCCAAGCCCAGACACGTATTCGGGTGTTATAAACCCGTTTAGTCAACTAAAGGTCATATTCCTCTCGCTGCAACCTACCACGTTGGTGGACCAGCTTGAACCAGACCATAACGAATATGACTAGTGAACTACAAAAGCTTGGGCATCGCATCCAAGCACACGCAATTGCCATTGGCGATCTTCGGATTGCTTCAGTGGCGGCAACCGAACTTGGTGAGCTTGGCAGCTACGAAGCTGCGAAAGCGGTGGAGTTCGAGCCAATGCCTGATTGGGCAAGCGAGGACTACCCATCTAAAGAGATGTGGGAGTAACCTCCATCAAGACCAGCCATGTCTCTAAACTGGCACGAGTAACTCCCGTAAGGAGTCTATGGTTTAGGACGAACAACTGCGCACCATACTGACGAGTCCAGCGCAATAACAGAATACACTAATATGACAACTGATAAGTTAACACAAGTAGACGGAATGAATGCAGCAATGAAGTATCTTGAGTCTCGGCCATACAAGCCAGCTCCGATGGTTCTTCTTAAATGTCCTGCGCAACATCCTAGATGGGTGCTGTGCCGCATCTTCAAGACATTCAAACCCTTCACTCTCCCACCAATCAAATGAAAGTAACGCAAGCAAGGAAAGGCGACACTCTCCGTCGAAAGGCTGGAGGGAAGGTCGTCGTGGTTAACACTGACCCACACAATGTAACGCTCATGTTCCCTAGCGGTAAACGCTACACGGTGACATGGGCGCACCTTAAAGAGCATTACACGCTCTAGCATCCAATCATCAGCGCATCAGGCTTATGTCTGGTGCGTTGTCTTGGGCGCTACCACAAGTAGTTCCTTTATTGACCTCTATGGTCTTAAACAATTGGAGGAGTAGCAGGCAAAGACGTGAC